ATCGTCTCGAGCACCAGGTTGTGGCGCTGCGGCAGGTAGCAGATCAGCTGCTTGTCGTCGTAGTAGCGCACCAGCTCGAGCATCTGGTCCGGGTTCGACTGGCCGGTGCGGTAGCCGTTGTCATCCGCCGACAGGATCTGCGTGCGGTACTGCGGGTACATCTCCGCAAGTTCCTCAGCCCGGCACTTCACCACCGTGGCGAACACCTGGCAGCGGCCCAAACGGTCCACCATGTAGTACGAGCCGACCGGGTTCACCAAATAGATGATCGGCAGCTCCATGTCGAAGTCCGGTTCGACCAGGAACGGCAGGAAGCTGAAGCTCACATACTGGTCGGCGCCCGTGTACATCTGCTTCTGCAGACGCGACTTGTCCCAGTAGTTGTAGCCGATGTTCGTCTTCTTCGACGCCCGGTCCTGCTTCGCCTTCGTCGTCGCGTTCTCGTCGTCCACCGACAAGGTGGGCAGCGGGGCGAACAGTTCCGCCAGGTCCCGCGCCGCAATGTCGATGAAGTTCGCCGCGATCGACTTCGGGATCTCGTCGGAAAACGCCGACGTGTCCAGCTCGTCCAGGTCGCCATTGCGGACCGACAGCATGCGCAGCTGGGCCGCGTCACGCCGTCCGGCGGCGGCGCGCAGACGCTGCACGCGCCCCGCAACCTGCATGATGTCCGCCAACGCGGCTTCCTTTCACGTAGAACCCCCGGGGAGGGCGGAAGGAGGTAAACCCTCAACCCGGGGGTGGGCCGGACGGGAGTGCCCCGTAAGGTGGGACGGACGCATCCTCAACCGCCGACCAGACCGTCGAGCCTCAAACGCCCGACGGAGCTTCATCACCACAGCCCGCGTACCGTTCAGCGGTACGTTTCGTGTAGTGCTAGGCCATCCGTGCTATCTGCGCGTTCTGCACCAACACCTCATCGATGTTGATGACCCGCTGCCGGGCGCGCTCACCCCGACTGTTGTAGATCGACTTGATGTGCGTCTGCTCGTTCCGCCGGTTCAAAATCAGCTCGCGGGCACGCACATCGGCGAACCACAGCGCCATCACCAAGTCAGTCGTGCCCGGCTTGTCCCGCCGGACCCGCTCACCCGCCGGCCGGGGCCGCCACGAAACCAGCTGGGCCACCAAAGCCTGAACCGCCGCCGACGAGTTACCGCCGTTCGTCCCGTTCGCCGGAAGGTCTATCAGCGTCTCCCGGCCCTCGAGCGCCGGCAGGAACAGCGGGGCCATCCCCGCCACGCCGTAGTCCGGGTCCCACTTGTTCGAGCCGGTGAAATGCTCGGTGATGAAACAGCCCATCGAGTTCAAATCCCGGCGCAACGTCTCATCCTGCGTCAACATGCCCTGCATGGCGTTCTTCTCGATACGCCACTCCCGCGGCCGGTACTTCTCCGTCCACCGCTTGATCAACGCATGAATCGACGCCGGGGTCATGCCCGCCTCGTTGTGCAAATCCAGCACCCACCGGGTGCCCGACCGCACATCCACCCCCATCGCCACCGCTGCGCACGAACCGGACAGCGCCGGGTCCATGCTGCAAATGACGTGCAACCCCTCCATGCCGCCTGCGCGGTGCCCCGGGTAGCCGTCAGTCATCAGGCCCGGCATGCGCTGCTTGTTCAACGCGGCGTTCACCGCCGCCTCCGGGAACGTCTGGTCCTCAGCAACGTCAGCCTGCTGGAACGTCAACGACCACGAACCCGCATACGACTGGCGGCGCTTACGGAACAGATGCGGCCCGTCCCACTTCGGGTACAGGCCGTCCTCATCGGGCTGCAAGCCGCCCGTCCTCGCACAGATCTGCTTGCACCCGCACGGCACATTCGACCGCGGCCACAACGTCCGCGACGTGCCCGCCTCGCCCGTGTCCTCCAAGATCGCCGGCGAAGCGAAATACGTCCACTCACCCTCGAACTGCTGGCGCAACTCCTTGTACAGGTCGTGCGGAGCCACCCGGGTGCCGACCACCAGCAGCGAGCCGCCACCCACAATCCGCGACATCACCTCCTGCGTGATCCACAGGGCGTGCTCCTCATACTGCCGGGCGTTCGACAACACCACCGCGTCATCCACGATGATCAGGTCGGCGCGGGCCCCATAGATCTGGCCGCCGATACCCAACGCCTGAACCGTCGGGTCCTTCTCCCCGTCGTCCTTGTCACCCAGGTAGATCTGCGTCGCCGTCCACTGCTCCGCCGTGTCCTGCCAGCCGCCCTCCGGGCCGAACGCCACCTGCAACGCCCGATACTTCGGGCCGGTCAGACGCTGCTTGATGCCATATAGGAACTTCTGCGCGAACGTCATCGACTTCGAAACGATCAGAATGCGGATGTTCGGGTTCTTCACAATCCGCCACGTCGCATAGTTCGACGTGATCGTCGTAGACTTCGCGTGCTCCGGCGGCACGTTCACCAAGATCAGGCCCTCGTCGCCCGCCTCGAACGTCTGCGCCGGATGTAGGTCCCGAGGCTCCCGCCCCTCCAGGATGTCGAACCACTGCAGCTGGTGCCAAAACAGCGGCTGGTCCAAAAACTCTGCGCAGAACTGCGGGAAGTCCGGCACCACCCTCGACTTGCCGGCCCGCTTGATCCGCTGCGCCTTGTCGATCGCATCCTTGAACTCGGCGTCGTTCTTCCGCCACAGCTCATACGTCGACCCGCTACGGCCCACCAGCCGCAGCGCATCCTTGATCGTCATCTGGGCGGTAAGCTCGATCAGCTTCCGCTTCGCCTCAGAAGTCGAAGCGATCCGCTGCCGATCGTCGGCAGCAACCACACCCTTACGCAAGTCAGGTTACCTTTACCTAGCCCCGAGCGATGAGCTACGCAACCTTCGCCGAACGGAAGGTAAGGACCAAAAGCAACCTTCGCCAACGGGGGTTTGGGGAAGGCCGCGGAGCCACCAAGCGGAGCGGCCCTAGCCGCTTTTTCACGAGGCTATATATAAGCAAGCCCGCCTCCAGCGGGCTTGCGTGCCCTTGACCTTCACTCCGCTTGAAGCTCCGTTACGGTCAAGGGCAAGGCAACCAACACCGGGTCGGTTTCCGTACGCAACTCACGTTCCGTACGAAACCCAACAAGGAATCCGGTTGTTG